AGGTATAACAACCCCAATATCACAGGAAGATGAAGACGCCGGATTTTAATAAACTCGATCAATCACTTAAAAATTTATCACAATGGATACACAAGCTAACAATTCTCTTATTAAAGTGGAAGAATTCAATCAGATCATGCAATCGGCTCCTGCCACCTTGCAACGCAACCAAACTTCCGTATCGACATGTAACCAAGCCGGACAAACACTTCTGGACACCATTGAAGCGGAAGGAGGTATTAGCTCGGATGAACTGGATGCGAAGGTCTCAGAGTATTTGGCAAAGACGAAAATAACAATAGAAAACATGAACAAGCGTCGTAAGCCATTGACGCAACTTCTGGCTACGGTCAGCAAGTCTTTTACCTCTTTGGAATCGGCTATCGACGTCAAATCGGTCACCACTATTCCTTATAAGCTCCAACAGGCCCGTAACAAATACGCGGCCAAGAAGATTGCCGAACAAAAACGACGGGAAGAGGAAGCTCGCCGTAAACAGATGTTGGAGAACGAAAAGGCTCAATACCGATCGGATATCTCTGTCATGTTGGATACAGCGTATGCCGCATACGTTGAAAAGCATATCAATGCACTAAACAGCATGTTCAACCGCACTACTCTCGCTACCTACAACGATGTATGCCGACGAATATCCGAAACAAGTATAAATTTCTCCTGGAGTGCTTTTGTAGAAAACGTTTCTGACAACAAACAAACCTTCTATATGGACGCAGAAACCCGTAAAGCAATAAAAAATGAAGTCGCTATACAAAAGAAGAAAGATTTTACAGAACGTTACCGTTTTGAAATAGAGGGTACAAAGCAGGATTTGATCGACAAACTCCCCAGCCTCCGCAAACAACTGGAAGAACAGGAAGAGCTACGCCGTACCAATGCGGTTGAAGCTGCCCGTATGGAAGAAGAGCGAAAACAACAGGAAGCGGAAGAAAGAAAAAAGCAGGAAGAAGAACGCAAACGCCGGGAAGAAGAGGCTAAGGCCAAAGCGGCTGCTGAAAAGTCTGCTGCCGAAGTACAGGCAGCATTTGATTTCTCAGCAGCCAGCATGTCCCCTACTCCAACGAAAGCCAAGGTCAAGAAGAAGATCCAGATAACCAATCCACAAGGATTCATGCAGGTATATCAGATGTGGTTCATGCGCGAAGGAATCAATATGAGCATGGAGGATCTAGAGAAGGTACATAAGAAGATGATTACCTACTGCGAGAAAGTTGTGAATAAGGACGGAGAGCAAATCCAATCCGCATATGTAAAGTATATCGATGATGTAACAGCCAAATGATATGAAAAAGAAACTCTATCTGTCCTCATGGATAAACTTCGGAAAATACAGACGCGAGCCAAGTATTCTGAAAAAGATTCTCGATACGGAAGAGGGCCGCAAATGGTTCCGGTGGCTGATGGATAACACCTACAATTTCGAATTTGACTTTGCAGTCATTGAATATCTAAAACTCAAGGAAGAAGATGCAAGATACGTATTACCAACGGTCGGAGGTTAGTAACTCGGACCTTACGGAACTAAAGAACCTCCTCTATCCCCGTACCCAATACGGGGATAAGGAGAAAGCCTTCAAATTCGGCAGCCTAATCGATGCGATGATTACCGAACCGGAAAGGGTCAGGTATGACAAACGCATGGTGGACGATATATTGTATTCCGGCGAGGATTGGGAACTGGCAGAAGCCATGAAGAAGTCCCTCCGCATGGAAGCCCGACACGATCCTTTCCTGGCCCAAGTGCTTGCTAAGGCGGAAACTCAACGATTCATGGTCAATAAGAACCAATGTTTCCAATATGGCAACTTCAAATACACACTCGATACCCGGTGCAAATGGGACTGGTGGCTTCCGACCTACGGATTTGGGGGAGACCTGAAAAGCACTTTTGCCAGCACACAAAAACAATTCGATGAAGCTATTGACTTTTTCGATTGGGACCGTTCCCGCGCCTGGTATATGGATATCGCAGGCAGTCGGCAGGATTTCATCTATGGTATCTCCAAGAAAAATCAAAAAGTGTTCAAAGCATTCATTAAACGAGGCGATACGATTTACCAGAAAGGTAAAGAAAAATACGAAGAACTTGCCTTCCGGTGGTGGATGCTGTTCGGTTGAAAATAAATAGGATATCCTTTTTTTCGGAAGATATATTTTAAAGACAAACAGACATGAATTTAAACATCACACCCATAGATAAAATATCCAACGAGTTGGCAGCTATTGATTCCTATCTGAATATTACCATGAGTGAAGAAGTCCAAGAAGCTGTCCTACGTGGAAACGACCTTGCCGTCTATATCGCCCGGACCGGGAAACTGTTAGCAGATGCCAAATACCATCTGAACGGGAAAAAGAAATCGGAAGTCTTCGATACGTTACGGGAAACAGCCTCACGTGCCGGGGCTACCTCCAAGGCAGTAAATGCTATCATTGACAGTCTGTGCAAAGATGAACAATATCTTGTCGATTGGTGTGAGCGTTTGAACCGGACCGCGACTCATCAACTGGAATGGTGTCGCACTGTAATCAGTAAAGCAAAAGCAGAAATGGCCTTAGCGCCCCAAAGTTATAACAATCCTAAATTTTAAAAAGTATGGAAGATGAATTAGTAAAAGAACAACCTGTGTATGAAATTCAAAAAGTTAAGCTCAAGAACAACCAGGTAACGGCAGATTATACAGAGCGATTTGTAGAAGCAAACTACAAGAACGAAGTAACCAAATCATCCCAGCAATTCGTTCATCCGGACCTGTTATATGCCATGAGTTTGTTAAAGACTCATGCCGTCAAGATTTGCGAAATGCAAGAAGCCGGAGTTGTAAATATCGAAAATCCTTCGGATGATGATCTGAATGAGAAACTGAAAAATATCGTTGTCACGGGGTATAGCAAAGGTGGATCAGACGAATCGGCCGGTGTTTCTATCCAGGCACAAAAGCTATTGAAAAGCGGACAAGTCCTTAACCTTTCCGTCCCGTTTACAAAATTCGAAGACGAATCCGGCGAGGGATATCCGTATGGAGATGCTTTAAAACAGGCGGTCAGCCGACTTGACTACGAAGTGGACGCTTACCTGTTCGGCGGAAAATATGGAATCAAACAAGAATCGTTCGATTTCGATGTTCCCGAAGAAGCAGATATTACCGGAGAAGCAGAGCCGAAGCCGAAGAAACGCGGCCGCAAGAAAAAAGCAGAAATGGAGGATGTCACCGAAGAGATAAAAGCGTTTGACGAATTTGCATAACACCTACCACTATGACAATTACACTGCAAAATACAGAAAAAGGGCAATGTTATGCGGTGAAGTTTGACAGATACCGCCAGCAGGTTGTAGACAAGCTGAAAAGCTCTGTTTCCATCCGCTGGTGGGACAAACAAACGGGCGCATGGCTGATTCCGGCAACCAACAAATGCAAAGCAGAATTGGATCAATTGACTTATTACGTCCGCCATTTCGAACCGGTACAATGGGGAACGATTGCACAATCACAGACAGAGGAGGATGTTGCTTTTCAAATACCGGAAATGCCGGAACTAGACGGAGAACATGGACTGAAAGTACAGCCTTACCCCTATCAACTGCAAGGAATTGCACGAGGCTTGCAACTGAAACGGTTTATCAATGGAGACGATATGGGACTTGGTAAACAACAACCGGTCAGTAGTTACGTGGCTACTCCAAACAGCTTCAGACGGATCGGAGAGTTACAAATTGGAGACGAGATATTCGGCAGGGACGGAAATGTATATGCCGTAAGCGGCGTGTTTCCACAAAAAGAACGCCGCGTGTTCAAAGTTACGTTCTCTGATGGCGTATCCTGTGAATGCGGGCCAGAACATCTGTGGTGTGTCCGAGATGTCAACCGTAGAAGAAAGGGGAAAGGATGGATCACCAAGACAACACAGGAGATCATGGATTCCGGCGTAACCTACAACCTGAAAGGTTTTGGCCATAACCATACAAGACGGAAATGGGAAATCCCAATGTGTGAACCTGTGAAGTACAAGGAAAGATTATACATCATCCATCCTTACATCATGGGGGTACTTTTGGGAGACGGCCATCTTTGCGGTGGTAACGGAAAACTGTCTTTCTCTACACCGGATATGGATGTGGCTATTGCCGAAAGGGTAAGAAAACTTTTACCCGGCGACATGCTATTGATACGGGACGATTACGCCACGTGTCCGCGATACAACATTACAAAGAATCCGACAGTCCACGAAAATCGTTTTTACCAAGAGATCAAACGGCTCAAAGCAGACAAACCGAGTGTAGAGAAATTCATACCATACGAATACATGCACGGATCGGTGGAACAGCGCATCGACCTCTTACGCGGTTTGATGGATACAGATGGATCGGGAAAGAAAAACAGGATCACCTACAGTACCCTTTCCTATGGCATGGCACGTGACATTGCCCTTTTGGTACGTTCCCTTGGAGGACAGGCGATCATACGCAGGTACGACAGGCGAAATGAAGGTAAAGGCGTGGAGTTTCAAGTAAACGTGAGGATCAAGGTTTGCCCGTTCTACCTCGAACGGAAAGCTGCCGAATGGAACATCAAAAAGACGAACTATTGTTCACGGTATATCTCGTCTATCGAATATATTAGAGAGGAAGATTCCGTATGTATAAGCGTAACCGCTCCGGATCATTTGTATCTGACAAACAATTATATTGTAACGCACAATACACTTGAAAGCATCGCCACTATCAACAAGGCCGACGCCTTCCCCTGCCTGGTAATCTGCCCGAATGTTGTCAAGATCAATTGGCAAAGGGAATGGCATAAGTTTACAGACAAGAAAGCGATGGTATTAACCGATTCCGTCCGCGATAGCTGGCCTTTCTTCTGGCAGACAGGCATGAACCAGGTTTTTATCGTAAACTACGAAAGCCTACGAAAATACTTTGTCCGGCGGATCATGAAAGCAGAGAAATGGACATTGAAAGATGTCGAATTTCACAACACGATCAAACTGTTCAAGTCCGTGATAATCGACGAATCGCATAAAGTCAAATCAACGGCCACCCAGCAGACCAAGTTTTGCAAAGGCATTGCATCCGGGAAAGAATATATCATCTTGCTGACTGGGACACCTGTTGTCAACAAACCAAAGGATCTGGTTGCACAATTGGGTATTATGGATCGCATGATCGATATGGGTGGATGGAAAGGTTTTATGCTTCGGTACTGTTCCGGTCCTAACCAAGCGAGCAATCTAAAGGAGCTAAATTATAAGCTATGGCAACACTGCTTCTTCCGCAGAGAAAAGTCGAAAGTACTCACCCAACTACCGGATAAAGTGCGTCAGATTGTTTCCTGTGAGATAACGAACCGCAAGGAATATATGGATGCGGAGCGCGATCTGATCGATTACCTGAAACGCTACAAGGAAGCAGATGATGAAAAAATCCAAAAGTCACTGAAAGGGGAAGTGATGGTTCGTATTGGTATTCTGAAAGATATTACTGCACGCGGTAAATTGAAAGAGGTTATCGACTTCGTGAAGGACTTTCGGGAGAATGGGAAAAAGATCATCCTGTTCTGTAACCTGCATGAAATTGTAGACCGCCTGATGATAGCTTTTCCTTCCGCCGTCTGCGTCACCGGACGACAGAATATGCAGGAGAAGCAGGCTTCTGTCGATGCCTTTCAAAAGAATCCGAAGACGGACGTTATCATCTGTTCCATTAAAGCGGCCAGTGCCGGTATTACGCTCACAGCAGCCAGCGATGTCGCCTTTATTGAGCTACCTTGGACGTATGCAGATTGTGATCAGGCAGAAAGCCGTGCCCATCGCATCGGGCAGAAAGACTCTGTGAATTGCTACTACCTGCTCGGCCGTCGGACAATCGACCAAAAGCTCTATCGGATCATCGAAGAGAAAAAGCACATCAGTAATGCCGTATTGGGGGCTGAAGATAATATCCAGACAAATATTGTCGATATGGTAGCCAATCTTTTTGATACGAACGAAGAGGAGGAATAAGCATGAAAATAGATATAAGAATCATAGCATCATTACTAACCGCTCCTTTTATTATCTTAATATGTATAGGTGAATTGTTTCTTATTATATGGATTATTCTAAAATCATTAGGATGCCTATTCTATTTTGTTACTCGATTAGCGAAAAAGAAAGGTACAAATATTTTAAATAAAGAAAGGCAGCGCCTCACAGCGCCACCCACTCATAATCAACAACAAATATATCAAATAAAGACGACTATGGCAAGTGAGGCATTGAATAAATATATTGAGAAACGTTACGACAGGTGGCTGGATTACGCTAAGTATCACTGCTCACTTGCCGGAATGACAGACGAAGCTATTGACGTGTTGAACGAGGTAATGTGTATGCTGCTTCAAAAGCCCCTGGAGCATCTCTCCCGATTAATGGAAGCCAAACAGGGTAAATATACTGAACTTGACTTCTATATCCTGCAAATGATAAAGCTAAACGTTACCTCAGACACGTCTCCATACCGGCATAAATACAAGCCCATTCCGGTAGATGAGAATGTAGATTGGCGACGGCTGAATATCATCGACGAACCCGACGACAGCCCGGATCGTACCGAATATATCCGGGAACGTATGCAGGATATCCGGAACATAATCGATCAATTAAGCTTATCCGAAAAAGCCAAACGGATCTTTGCTTGGAAATTCTTTGCAGGAGAGTCTTTCGCGGATTGGCCGGGACCGGAAAACAGGAAGGAGTTGTATGAAGTTTACAAAAGTGTTTTCAGTGCAGTGATGGATAAGAAAGATGGGAGGTTACTGTTTTGATAAAAAGGGGCGTCCGGATATCACTATCTGAACGCCCAGCCTTATCTATGAAAATTCACGAACTACTATAAAAATTATTTATCATCAATACTAACTAATTCTACATCATCAAAATCAAAATCTATTTCCATCTGTTGATATTGTTTAGGATAGGCAACATCCAACATTTTCATAAAAACATCCCATTTATAGCCAGAAACTCTCCCAAGTGCTTGAACGGCGGCTAAATGTTCTTTCAATTTGGGCAAGCCAACTTCTTTTGTTAGAAATTGATGATGCCTAAAACTCCTATTACCAGATTCATTTTTTGGATTTGCCTTTTTTAATTCGGCTAAAATAAGAGGGGCGATTCTTTGGTATACAATATCATCTATCCATTTACCAATAACACCAGGCCTTTTATTTGTTTGAGTCCATGTCCAATTTCTCATTTTGTATATCATTTCAAAAAAACTATCATCAAAGACTTTTACCCATCTTGAAGCTTCTTGTGAAATAAATTGTTTTAAAAATTTTTGAAGTTCATCTTTCGCCCTTGTTTTTTCTTTATCATATCCTGTCACTTCGTCAACAAGAGCTATTATGCCAGTTTTTGCAACAGATCGAATTATTATATCTGCGTTTCTTACGATTATTTCATCATCAAACTCTCCGTCGCGATTTGCTTCAATTATCCCAGAACATATATCAATAAGTATAGTAACCTCATACCCATAAGTCACTGACTGAGAGCCACCAGCACCAGGTCTTTTGAATTTTATAGGATTGTTTATTCTTTCTATAACACTATTTTCACCGTCGCTAAATCGCATTGTCAAAGGAGCTTTATTAACGAATGGAGATAACCATGCTGCACTCGTTCTGTCTTTATTCAATACTTTTTGTATTCCTCTTCCTGAAAATACTCTAGTACCATCTTCTAAGACATAACAAGGTATTTCTAAATTTCCCAAATGAAGTGGGGTTTTGTCCGAACCAAATTTTGCAACTAAAATTTTTTCTTTTTTGGGTTCTTCATCTTCTGCAAATAAATCTGACACTTTTACATTAAGAGCCTTTGCCACCTTTTCCAATGTAGTTTTTGTTGGGTTTCCATTGATAGCTTTATTCAATCCAACAGGTGTTATCCCAATCTTTTCTGCAAGTTCTTTTTGAGTTATACCTTGCTCCTTACAAATATCATTTATCAACAACATAATACACATAGTTTAATTATTCAACATCAGCAAAGATACAAATTAAACCATATATGCAAAATTTTAATTCAACTATTTTCTGTTTTGAAACAAAAAAACCGCCCTACCTTCACTGGCAGAGCGGCCAATACTAACATTAAATCTATAAAACGAAAAAAAATCTACCAAATACGATAAAACCCACCTATACCAATATAGGGAGACAGGCCATTTCTTCCTATCCCATAACCAGTCGTAAGGCCTATTCCCCACCGACGAGTTTTCACTTTTTCTGTTATGTAAATTGTCTTCTGAAACACATCGATACTGTCGAGCGAAGGATTATATCCTGACACCCAAGCGTGATAATCATCCGTCAAGTATTCTTTCTGTGTGACCGGGATAGGTACAAAAATCGGCTCTCTCACTGTATCTCCCTCAAGTGTGATGTAGACAGGGAACAGTTCCGGAACCGTCTGGATCACCGTTTCATAGACAGGATAAGGAATGCTATCTCGAATCGTGTCACGCAGAGTCGACGTGTCGGTTTTTCCAACAAGCTCATCCCCTATCCTATTCGTGTGCCGGCCGGCCAAGAAGCAAAGAAGGCAGAGAATCAAAATCAGTATTACATGCCAAGTTTTCATGATTAATATTTCATAGCCATACCCGTATTTGGAGGCCGCCCGGATATGAAAAAGGCGGCACATCTCAAATTAACATGAGGAGTGCCGTCTTCTGTTCTCTTAAGAAAATAAGACGAAACTAATTTTGTATTTTCACTTTTGGAGATTTCTTAAACAACTCATATATCTGAGAAGCTCCACCGAAAGGTAAATATACATTTTTAAGTTTTGTTCCGATAAGTCTATCTTTAGCTATTACACGACCTGTTGAATATACATCATAAATGAGTTCTTCCATAAATCTATCAGGAAGTCTCACCTTATCATCTTCTATATAATTATTCAAGTCCTTTATATATAGTACAAAAGAATATGATATACATGCCAGTTTTTCCGACGTTTCTTCTTTTTCAATAAGATATGTCAAAGATGCTTCCGATACCAAGACACTTTCATTTTTATTCAACTTAAAAGAAATAAAAAATTCAATTCCCGTATTATCCGTTTGATCCAACGATGAAAGAATCTCAGAGTTGATAGAAAACGATTCCTCTTGTATATCCAATATTTTTACTTCTAAAACTTCAGTTTCCATTATAAACCATCTTTAATCCGTTAGACGCATTGACTATTGTATCAGCATTTTTTACAGATTTGCTTATCGGATAAGTTGTATATGATGAGTTGTAAAGAAAAAAAACACTTCCATCTAATGTTTTTTTAACAGACAAGATTTCACAATCAAGTGCAACCTCTATTTTCTTTATTGTAGATATCGTAAAATTATGGGTTCCACGCATCCATTTACTTATTTCAGCTTCACTCTTTCCTAATTTAGTTGCTAAATCCTTTTGAGTTAATCCTTTCGAGGCCAAAACACAATGTATCCTATCCGCTATTTTAAAAGAAAAATCTACCCATTCCCGTGTTTCCTCGGAAATCATAGTTCTTCTTTTCTCCAATATTTTACTTCGTTTCATCATCGTTCCTTGTAAATTTTAAGTTTCCTATAAGTTCACCCGATTCATTTATACATATTTTTCCACTATGCTTTCGTGATTGAATGAATCTTTCAGTATCAACCAATCTATTAACTATAGATGACAATAATGGACTGTCTTGCCATTTATCAGCGTCTTTTATTCCTCCATTTCCTAAAATAAGAATCTTGTTCGAAATTCTGACACAGTAAAGACGAATCTTGCTTGTCTCTATTGGTATAGCGGAAATACCACTTCCATATCTATATTCAGGGCGAAAATACCTTTCCAACGCCCCTCTACGAATTATGTTATCTAACCATGATAAAACAATATCCAAATCTTCTTTATATTCATCATTATCTGAGAACCTTAAAACGAATTCCTCAAACTCTGTATATTCATGTCCATCTATCCTAATCGAATATAAATTCAGTTTGTCATATTGCTCTATTAATTCGACTTCATATCGTTCCATTCTTAACTTTAAAGTTAATACACGATGCAAATATGGAATTTTTTCTTTCGTGATAGAAACAACGCATTGACTTTAACTTCCACATTAATTTTTTTTCACAAACAGCACTCCCCACAATGTCAAAGAACGATTATAGACAAGTAGTCTTTTATTGCAACAGATTCCACCCGGCAATAACATCCAGCATATCGGCTTCTACCCCATTCTCAACCTTGCTCATCCCGGCCACAATACGGATCATCTGCTCTCGGTCATTTACATTGATCGGATCATCAGCCGGGATTCCGGCATAGTCTGAGACAGCCTTGATATAGGCTTCCGTGTGATTGTTGTCCTCCGGCGGGGCCCAACGGGTAATCATCTTACGGATAGTGTCGAGCTTGTAATTTTTGAAGTAGTTAGACAATATTTTAAACATAGCCCGGTATCCGTAAGCCATTGTTGTAAATTGCTTAAACGACTTATCCTTGCTTGGACGGATTTCTCCCTGAAACAAATCATCGTTAATCCGGATATTTCCGGGATTATTATTTCTTAAACCTCTTGGTAAATTATTCTTTTTCATTTTTATCCTCCTATTATTAATACCCATTCTGCGGTTCACGATCACCGCATTTCTTTCTCTCACATCTTTTCATGGCAAGTTCAAGCTTTAGATCCGAATAGCTCTCTTTCAAAGTAAAAAGCTCATCCTGTACCTGTCGAAGCCTTCCGGTTTGTTCTACAAAACGTTCTTCTTTTTCTGATAGCTGTTTTTGCAGGAACTCGTTATACTCACGTAAAGCCTTGAACTCCTCCACATCGGCATGGGCGTCCTCAATACGGGCGTTTGTCTTCCGGTTCGTATAGAAGCTAATCCCCCATTTTATCGCCTCGAATCCTCCCAATGTTCCGATGATTGTCAGGATGTCAGTTAATTCTACATTCACTTTACACCTCCTTCCGTTTTTATTTGATCATCTTTGTTACGAGTTTTTTCATTGCCATAAGGCAGTGTTTGTTATTTCTCCGCCTCCGGTCTGTGATAGATGGGAGGCGGATTTTTATATTATTCGCCCGGTTGCTCCTCTTTTAGAGGTTCATCCAAAATTTTGACATACGTCGGCATCGTGAATTCGGAGAACATCCCATTGCGGTCTATGAAGTCAACACGTTGTTTGAGATATTGAAGTTCTTCATCAGTCAAAGCTATATCTGTTGTTTCTGTTATGGCCGCTGCATCAGTAAATCCGATATTGATTTGACCACTCCCCATATCCTTGATAACGATACGCTTCTGATCAACCTCCGAGATCGCTATCTTACTGTCTATCGATACTTTCAGTTCCATGTTTTTTCTCGTGTCAAACTGTGGTAACACGGTGTTGAGTATTAATACTCTGTCTTTTAATGTCAGTTCCATATTGTATGTTTTTATGATTGTTTGCATTGTAATTAATAATGTCTATTGAATAGATACCATCCCTGGTTAAAATAAGCGAACGTTGCACAGTCTCCCTTATTCATGTCAAGTGTCATGCTGTTGCCGTTATTGTCCAACAATGGTGTATCAGAGTTTTCTGGTTCTATTCTGATACCTTCGGAAGAGAACTTCGCCACGATCACATGCACAAAAATCACGGAATTGAAACCGACTTCGCTCCACGAATCTCCGTATTCCGGGTGGACTTCTCCCATTTTCTTTGTGATCGTCGACCGGGAAGGGAGATAGACGCTAAGATACGTACTGGTACTGAAGACGAACGTGTCCCGATAACCGATGTTCAGGACGATTGTATCACTCTTGTCCGACGAGGGTGCATAACGGGCAGTCGAGATCGATCCGTTAACCTTTAAACCTCCAATGCAGTATAACGCATAGTTGCGCCGTCCACCATGAACATCTATCACAGCCCCATAATTTATATCGTTGTGATTAGTTGTATACTCAAGGCGCATCAAAGCACTTGTTCCCCCAAGCGTAGACGGCAAGGTATTTAGACCAAGGCCGGCCCATTTACCGGAAGATGAAAATCCCAAAAACGCATTACTTCCTGATGAATAAAGGAAAAATTTAGAAGACGATTCACCGGAATAGCGGTTATCCGAGAATAGTCCTCCAGACTCCATCCTAAGTCCTCCGATGTAGGCATCCCCATTTTGATAAACTTTAAACGGAGCATTTGCAGGTGTTGCATTTCCAGCCCAGATTCGAACAGAGTTTCCGGCAGTTCCACCTCCCGATAACCCGGCAAGTTTTTCTCCATTTGAATTTGCTATATAGATACTTCCTCTACTTTCCACGTTTCCATTGCTTTCTACCCGGAATGTCGGATCAGTGGGTGGTTGCCCTTTCGCCCCGGCTGTTCCTCCCGACCAAATACGGATTGTACCAGAAGCGGCCATTCCACCTGTGCTTCCAAAAGCGATTGCACCTGTTGTTATGAGCCCACCGTTGATCTCCGTTATCGTATTGTCATACTTCGAGGCAAGAACCCATGAAGAACCGCTATACCTATAAATATTCACACCATCCACCCATAAGTCATTAGTCCTCATACCCGATGTTGGAGCCGTCGTTTGATAAAATACCCTTGCCTTGTTATTGGCTGTCGATTGGGCATTATTAGCCGCATTTGAAGCATTTTCAGCTTCTGTCAGGGCATCATTTATCCCATCATACAACGGTTGAAGATTAGGACGGTCAGAAATGTTATTATAACCGGATGTTCCAGATTTGAATATCACAGGTCCGGTTATAGTCCCATTCACCAGATCAATCACCAACCGGGCTAACTTGTCCTTTATCAACCCTGTCGTAATCGTCTGACCAGCTATCTCAGTGTATCCATAATTCGGAAGCCAAGAGCGTACGCCATCCTCCGGAGTATTGAGCACCCCTACCCAGAAATGATAGAACCCTGTTTCATCCTCTAACTTTATCTGCCGTTCACTGACATATATTGAGCCATTTGTTCCTTCTTTTGGACATTTGGCATAAACATAATAGGCAAGCGAATTATTCAGCCGGAAAGAAGCCGCCGGAATAGCCCATTCACGGATTTCCTCGCTAACGGTAAAGTGTACTAACTTTCCTGTCGTATTCTTGAAATAGTTGGCATCATTGTCCGCATTCGGAATAAACTTCATTCCTATAAGCTCCATCTGCTGGGAATTGGTACCGACGATAAGTTGCGCCGTATGCACGGCCAACGGCTTGATAAGTTCGGTAAAATAATCCCCTTCCGGGTCAAACATCATGCCCAAAGTTTCCATCACGTCCCGCCATGAACGTTTCGTATGTTCCCGAACCGGCTTAACCGCATCCTCAATCTCTTCCGGCACTTTATTCACATCATCCACCAGATCCTTAAAACCATTCGATTCAAGGAAATCGGACAAGGTAAGTTCATACCGGTATGAAGGTGTACCGTCTTTCTCGATATACCTTTTTATTTTGGTAACACGAATCTCTCGATCGATATCTAACTGTTCGGAATATACGCCAACCATCTGGCCACAGGCGATAAAGATGTTTTGCAAACGAAAAACAATTTCATCACATTTTCCTCGTAACTGGATGCGTTTCTCGCACTTGCCATCCAACCATGCTTGCGCCTCTTCCTGTAGCTGTAATGAAGCGTTATCCCTGTAGCTTTGCGGCATTTTCAGGCCGGTAAGGATAAACTTGTCACCGACAGAAAAATTAATGTCACCGGGGACTTTCAAGGCGTTTTCCTGGTCATTCTGCTTTAGTTTGAACTGTTTCAAGTCATTGTCCCAACTGTCTTCAACGATTGCAAGGTCATAGCCAGCCAAGCCGCCATCCTGGAATGTAACGATCACTTCCACCCCGTCCAACAGGCAATCGGTAAGATTGAAATCCATACCGGAAGCTCTCAGAGTGTAATCGTCGATCTTTTCTGTTACGGCAAACTCTCCTTTCGGAAAGATATGGTCGAATTGCATGGACTTTTCTATCCGGCCGTACTTCTCTACATTCTTTTCGATAGAGAGCCGGCCATCAGGCAGAAGAAGATAATCAGCACCATAATCGGGACCGAGATTCTTATCTGAACCATATGGATAAAAAACCGTCACAGGTGGCGTATCATCAACAGCAGACACTTCCAGTTCGGTAAAACCCATTCCTTCGCCCTGTGCCAAGACAAGGCCGTTACTTGAATACTCCCTCCTGCCGATATTTATTGTCTGACCGGATATCCAGTATTCCGTATTCAATTCTTTAATGAGTTCGTCAAGTACCGTCCCGACTTTCTTATCTTTGAAAGAAAGGGTAATCATCCGGGATTCGATACAGGATCCGGCCACCCAACCAGATCCTGTACGGTTCATGTTTTTGACAAATAGGATTAGCCAGTCACGGGCGGTACCGGTGTAATAGTCGAAGTTCTTTTTCCGCTCCGGTGTACCATGAAGGAAAAACTCTGCATCCAAAAGGTCGTACCGACTTGAATAGAACTGAACGGTATATTCCCAACCAAGAGATGTCTCCTTTTTCGTCACCTTCTCATTATGCCGGATCTTGTATTTTGTCCCTTCAAAGTCTATATAGTCGTTGATTTGAAGGTTTACCACATTTCGGGAAAGAAAATTCAGGGTAAGAGTGTCCTCACCCATAATCTCTTCGACCGTATAACTATTATCCTTCAGATAAACGTCACAAACTACCGTATTTCCGCGCTTTATTTCCATACTGCTAAATAACCTACTTATTTTTAGGCAATAAAAAACACGACAACCGGATATATGACATTTTACCGGTTGTCGTGTTTTAATATATAAGGTGAATGTTCTGTTTATGGTAAATTTCTAAAGCGCAAGTCCACACGCGCCAAAAGTCGTAGACAACGCTGCAATCTCACACCAGAACATCGGCTTCGTTGATACAAAGTCCTGCCATATATTACCACTCAACCGTTTACTCATGCCTATTACCGTGTAAACGATAAAAGCCAGCCACACCGGAATAAGAACCCACCAGAAAGACGTGCAGCCAACCCATAGCTGAGAAGAAAGCAACGTCAATGCCGCCGATCCACAATGAATGCGGTTTATCCAAGTGTCTTTGAAATCAGGAGCCAAACCGACACCAATCAAACCGATACAGGCTGCGATCGCCAGCAACCGCATAGTAAAGGTTGTACTCATTTCCCAAATGACCGGGAATAGGAACATAGCCGTCAGTGCCATGCTTGCTCCAAAGATCAATTTATGATCAAGAGTATAATACGTCGCACTAATTGAGTACGGTACACCTTTTGCCTTTATACAAACTGCTGCCGTATAAACTGCGATAACCAAAAAAGAAATAATTAATAATAACATGATTTTCAAACTTTATTGTTTAACTTTGTTTCCGGAGACCGTAGGTCCCCTAATTTTCTTTTTTTTACAGCCTCCAATCTGTGATAGCCTGGAGGCTGTTTTATGATCGGTTATAAAGGCGCAAAGGCACGAACCAAGGCTTTACCATACTGTACGTAGCTATCAGCATATCCATTACCTACAAAATACGTCCAAGCGCTTATGTCATCGTATTGCGTACTGGTCCAATAAGAAAAGGTGCTCAACTCAACTCCTCCTATAAGAGACATATAATATCCTATATCAGTAAGATATCCATCAACATAATCCCACTCCCCGCAAGCCCCCAAGTAGCCATTTTTCCCATTTTTGAACAAATATTGGTTACACCATCCGGCTGCATGGCTCCGTTCTCTGCCGAGTGCCTTTATCATGGCTGTTGAGTTAGCTACGCCTGCATAATCTATCCGAGCTGTATCCCAATCATTAGTTGTTATTACACCGGGTATAGTGGGTGCATCAACATTCCACCATAGCTCTGTTTCACTTTCTGTCGGAGCAATTACAAATCTGCAGGCATTGCTGATAAATGCAACTCCCACAGCATCACTATTCCACTCCTTTTTCCACATCTTTTCTGTATATAACCGATTATCTGTCCTTAGAATGTAAACTCCATTAGGTGCACCTTCTATCTCCATACCACCTTTCTTTCGTCCCATCATCGATCTTATCATACCAACCTCCTTTCCGCCGAAAGTCGGTCAGATACTTTAGTTAAGAGGTGTTTACCCCCCCCCCCGTTAACATTTGTAAACAATTATTTCTCATGACTTTATCTCCTATTTTTTAGTCGTTAATATCTTGTTTCATCTTTTTCAACGGCAGATCATTCTTCGTAAGCCCAATAGCGGATCAGGACAGTGCCATCACCGCCGTTACCGTAAGTACCACAACCGCCACCACCGTAACCGCCACTTTTTCTATTGCCATTTCCAGTTCCGCATCCTTTGTCGTAATCGGATTCTCCACCCATGCCCCCATTTATATTTCTGTCTGAACCACCACCTCCGGCATTTCGTTTCCCAGTAGGTTCGCCAAAATCGCGGGTTGTATGCCTTTGACCCTTTCCTCCGCCATATAGGGAACCAGCTGGATAGAGAGAGCCATTTTCATTGCGGCTGCCTATTCCGTTAGATCCATCAGAACCCGCTTTAGCCGTATCTGAATCATCTCCCGCTCCGCCACTTCCGCCGTTGCCACCAGTATATGCCCCGGCATTACTTCCGCCTGGATAACCATTACCCGCACCATTTCCGCCATTAGCTCTATAACTTGAATTTAAGAATTGAGAGTATCCACCGTTGGGGGCAACTTCAGAATACCCTCCAATTCCTCCTTTCCCAACTGTTATCGGAATTGACTGACCCGGTGCAACAGAGATAGCATCACCGTCTCTCCATCCGGATGTATCTTTTTTGAAGGTTTTAGTATAGCCGCCACCTCCACCGCTTCCATTATGTCCTGCACCCCCTCCTCCGACAAGAAACACATCAACCTCCCTACATCCTTTAGGTACGATCCAGGTATAATTCCCGGCAGGATAGAACCTCTTGGTGAACAACTGCAACTTCTTCCGTCCCATCATCGACCGTCTCATCTACGCCCTCCTTTCTTACGATAAGAGGTCGTAACTTCTTTATTTAGAGAGCATTTTACCCCCCCCCCCGTTTAACTTTTAATAACATAACCTGTTTCATTGCTTTACCTCCTGTACAATTGTGGGCAAGTCTTTCAAGTCGTTCGGATAACCTGTAACGGTTGTCAGAATGCAGAGATAGATCACACCGTATTGTTCATAATATTTGTCTTTCTCGAATGCCATACCCTGCACGTATGGAATAGGATCATCAAGCGTGCCTGCGTGCTCAGCTTCAACGATCTTATACAGTGAAGCAGTTTCTATGCCCGGTTTCCAGTCGGCTTGCAGCTTGTGCTTTTGTATCACTTCAAACAAAGTGTCGCTTTCTCCTTCCACTACTCGAAGCCGGAAGCCTATTTCAACTTCCTTGCCAAACTCTGCATCTTTCTCACCCCAAATGGGGAATAAGACCTGCATCTCCAACGCTTGGCTGGCTGTGAGAGACACGCTGTTCATCATCGCACGGGCAAAGGTCACTGCCTGCGCTTCCGGGGATTTAGCGATTGCCTTATCTGCTTTAGTTTGCAAGGCTACCGTTGTTGTATGGATCATTTCAGGATAGCCTTCCACCACGATAGCTTCGACCTCCTCGGCTGTTTGGGCGGCATCGATACGGGATAGCAAGCCGTCTGTCACCTTGCCGCATTGCTCCGAATAGTCAGCTATTTCGTCAAGAGCAACCGTTAAGATATTCGAGGCGTACAGATGACCGCCTACTTCGACTTCTTCCTGCCGGCCACACTTATC